GGACCATTGTTTGGTACCTACTCTGGAAAAGTTGCTTACACAACTACAGGAAGTCTGAGTTCAACTGTTTATCTTCCTACTGCCGCAGTTGGTGGAGAGACGATCTGTGTATCGGCATATGTAAGAGCAGCAAACACTGTATACACTATAGGAACAAATACTGGTGGGTCAGTTCCTACATCTGACACGTATCCGGTAATTCCTAGTGGATCAAAAGATCAATGGATTCGTATTCACTCTACTCGCATTTTACAGGCAGGCGAAACATCATTTACTTTTAATTTGTCTGTAGCAAATCCGGGTGGGTCTACATCTACCTACTTCCATATTGATGGGGCACAAGCAGAATACGGAGAGATCCCTACTAGGTTTATTGACCCATCTTTATCTCCACTAACTACTATAATTCCAAACCCTTTGCATAACGCTACTAATATCTATGCGACCCAAGAGCAAAGCATTAATGGCGGTAAAAGTGCTTATATTAGTAACTATACTGTTAAGTATACCCGTCTTATAGACACACTTAGTTTAATCATGCCTATGGGAAGTACTTGGAGACTTCGTCCGGGAACACCTGCAATCGAATATGGTGAATTATCTGATTCTTTAATACCTTCGGCGTCTTTTGAAAAAGATTTGGGAACTTGGGCAGGAAGTAACTCTACCTTAACTCGATACGTCTCACGCGGAACATTATTTAGTGAGTACGTTACTCATGGCGTGGCGTACTGCAAGGTAAAAACATCTAGAACTTCAGGATCTCCTAGTTTTTACTTTGGTATTACTACAGACAAAGTCTACATTCAAGCAGGCCATGGTTATTACTGTTCAGCAGCAATACGCCCAGAGAATTCCTATTCTACTGGAACTTACGTACTGACTGCAACTATCTATGCTTCTAATGATGCTATCCTTCAATACACTCCAACTGGCGGGTCTGCTACAAACTCGGTATTTACCCATACAGTGACTAATACACATTTAGATCGCTGGGGTTATGTATCTGTAATTGCCCCAAGCAATACCACTGTTGGGGGAAGCTACGCTATTGTTAAAGTAGAGTTCCAACCATCAACGTTTAATGCCACCCAAGCCTTCGGAATTGACAGAGTCGTTTTTAGAGAGTAGAATAGCAAGTATGGGCATAATACTAATCGCAGCACTGGCAACGGCATGTATACTCACCGCAATTGAAAACCTTCTAATTCCCTTAGGGAAATGGCGAGGTCTATTTGCGCTTGGTATATCAATGTTAGCACTCATCAACCTTGAGGTCAAATGGCTGTACTTAATTGTTTACGCCCTTGCTTCAACCTTTATTGGTCTCACTCTTTCTATACTCGTAGATCAGATTTTTGCCGGATCTACACGTAGAAATTTTCGTGATTTGCCAAAGAGGGTAGACGTACGCTAATATAGTATATAAGGAGGGTTAAATGTTAAAACCTATTGTTAACCCAGGACTATCGCTACGTGCAAGATCTTTGTTTTACTACTTCGTTGAGAAGGGTAAACTTATGTCTGCAGATGAGTTATGGGAGAGTAAAGAATTTCCCGAGGGCCGTGATGCTCTCGTTAACGCCTTGAATGAGTTAAAAGCCTTCAAGTACGTTCGTGCTGTTCGCACACATGTCAATGGTAGATGGGCACATCAGCTCAAGTTTACTGAGCCTGCCGTAAAAATGTTAGAAGAAGCCGGAGTAAATACAACGCCCTGGAAATCAGGGCATATGTATGTCTATAATGGTACGTCTGTCAATACTAGTACTAGTACTAGTGACTTAACTACTAGTAGCCAACATATAGATACAGTTACTAACGTAACTGTATCTATACCCGAGCAAGCTCGGGAAGAAGGAGAAGTAATGGCATGGAATCTTGATGGTGAAGAAGAGGCTCCTAAGAAGCGTGGGTTCACAGAAGATCTAGATGCTGGCGCAGTCGGCAAACTAGAAGACCGTCAGAAGAAGCTCAACGCCAAGTACAAGCGTGCTACTAAGTCAGAGCATGCTGGACGCAAGCGCAGCGATGTTCCAGAAGTGGATTGGACCACTACGGACCTAATCGCAGAGTTCTACGCACTAGCCGATGAGAAAGCTCCAGGGGTGCCGGGACAAGTTAATCAAATTCGTATGGCAGGCTGGATCAATAAGCAGATCGGGCTTGGCACAGAGCGTGTGGCAATCCTAGCAGCAATCCGTATGTTCTTTGCAGATCCACGGATGCTAAATGACTTAGGGATTGGAAAGCCACTCTACCAGCGGTTTTTTGGTTACTACCTGACAATTCACGGGGTAGTTACTAAGAAAGCCACTGTTTATGAGGATGAAGACTTCCTAGCACACCAAGAAAAGATGTTACGACTACTGAGAGGCGAATAATGTACGACTTGAAAAAATTAGCACCAAGCCGTCGTTCTCAGATCACTACAGCCGGTCTTCCAATGAAAACCATTGGGCTAGAGTTCTCAGATTTAGCGCCGTCTCCGGCCTTGGAGATTGTTAAGAATTGGGTCGCCTCAGTTATGGAAGGTAAAGTCATCCAAGCAGCCGGACAGCCGTCCTGCGGGGTCGGATTACTCCTGGTGGGCAATCCAGGTCACGGAAAGACTACTATGGCCTCTACGGCCCTCCAGAGCCTTATCAGGGGTATTCCAGGGGACGCCTCCGGTGTACTTCCAAGGCACTTTGGACGGTTTATGGACTACCCCAAGTTTCTACGCCTACAGCAGAAAAAATGGGATGATGATCCAAACGATCAGAGCGAGGTTTCGTTCCTATTGGACAGCCTACGGGGGGATGCTGGTATCATGAATAATACGAGAGTATTTATTTTAGATGACCTAGGTAAAGAATACAGAACTGCTTCAGGTTGGTCAGAGAATCAATTTGATGCTTTATTGCGTTCTCGTTTTAATGCAGGGCTTCCAACAATCGTAACCACAAATGTTCCAAAACAGGACTGGGGAAAGATTTACGGAGAACCCATGGGGAGTTTCGTAAACGAAGCGTTTATTCCAGTTGTAGTATCGTCTAGTGAAGGGGACCGTAGAACAAAATGAAAGAGATCACAATGACTTGGCAAACTACGCAATTGTTTTTATCTGCTACCGGCGTATTTGAAGTTCAAATAAACTTAGATACCCAAAAGCTTCGTTGCAACTGTCAGGGTTCAAACGTCCGCAGTTACTGCAAGCACATGGCTTTTGTTAGTAAGCGCATGGATCGCAACGGCGGTGTGTACCCTGTTGAAATTTCTAAGAAAGCAAAAATTGAAGACGCAACAATTGCTAACTTAGATCCTGAAGCGTTCAGAGAGTTTTTAGTTAAATACGGGAAGATTGAAGTAGTTTAACTATGAGAGGGGGCGATATATCAAATGAAGTTCCACCTCGTATGCTTGTCGCTCTTGACTGCATATTAAATAGAGAATTAAAAATAACTAAAGTTTTGGGAATACCAGTTCCTAAAGAAGAAGTTACGTATAGTCGTATCTCGTTAGCTATGTTTTGGCGATTTGCGGAGAAGTATGGCTATACGCTAGAATTAGTAGGGTTCGGTAGAACAGATCAAGAGATGGAAGATGTTCTTGAAGATTTGCATAATCTAGGAACAAATCCTTTTAGTTATTCTACCGCCTATAACGTTGTAGCCGATTTAGTAGCAGAACTTCCTTATAGGCCAGAAGTAAAAAATGTAATTGATATACCCAGTCGTGGTTTGCGTTATGGGCATTGGTATTTGGATTTGGAGGCGTTAAACAATGGCAGCAGACAATGAAGAAAGATTACTGTCTCGTGTTATTAAGACAAGGGATGCAACTCCTGCATTAGAAGCCGGAGTAACGGAGGAGTGGTTCTACGTAGATGAGAATCGTGCTATGTGGAAGTTCCTCATTACTCACTGGACTAAGTACCAGGAGATTCCTACTGCCGTCACGGTTAAAGATAATTTCCCTACCTATCGCCTATTAGCTGTAGAGGATTCCACCGAATACCTTGTAGACCAGTTAGCTGAGTACAGACGACGCCAAAAAGCTATTGAAGTAATTCAGAATGCAGCAGAGTTTATCTCTGATGGTAACCACGATGAGGCCATTGCTGAAATGGGGCGTGGGCTTTCTGCAATCAATAACGAGACTCGTGGAGAGTCGGAAGATGAGAACCTCAGCAAGGATGCTATAAAGCGTTTTGATGAGTACATGGCTATTAAGACTCGTCCTAATGGCCTACTAGGTATTTCTACTGGGTTTAAAACTATTGATGATATTACTGCGGGCATACTAAAGCAACAGTTGTGGACGATCATTGCTCCGCCTAAGACTGGTAAATCAGTACTGGCTATGCAGATGGCTATCCGTGCACAGGACGAAGACCTTAAAGTTCTTTTTCAGTCTTTTGAAATGACTGCTCGTGAAATGAAGACTCGTTACGATGCTATGCGTGCCCATATCTCTCATGCCCGACATATCAGAGGTGCTTTGCATCCTGACGAGGAAAAGCGTTTACTGGATCACCTTAATACTGAGCGCAATGACTTTATCATGCCGGACGCTATCTCTGCTCGTACAGTCTCTGGATTGTCAGCAAAGATCGAAAAGTTTATGCCTGACATTGTTTTTGTAGACGGCGTGTATCTTATGCATGATGAGGCTACCGGTGAGACAGAAACAGAGCGTGCTCTTCGTAGCTTAACTCGTAGCCTAAAACGATTAGCACAGCGCTACGATCTTCCAGTGATCATAAGCACTCAGTCACTACGATCTAAAATGCGTGGAGGCAAAGTTACTTCTGATTCAATTGGTTACACTTCTTCCTTTGCTCAAGACTCGGACATGATTCTTGCTTTGCAACGTCAAGATGAAGAAGACGACAGTTCTCGTTCATTGTCTATCGTAGAAAGTCGTATTTCCGGTAAGGGAAGCACTGATCTTCTATGGGACTGGGAGGAGGGTCGCTTTGAAGAGTATGGCACCTTTGGTCAACAAGTCACCTTTTGATGGCACCCAGTTATGCGTTGATTCGGATCCGGAATTATTTTTTCCTCCGACATACACATACGTTGACAAAAAGACAATCGCTGCCGCTAAAGCAATTTGCGGAGACTGCTGGATGCAAAAAGATTGTTTAGAATATGCAATAAGTGATCCTGACCTAGAAGGTATCTGGGGAGGCAAAACCCCATTAGAAAGAAAGAGGTTAAGAAAATTCATATAAATGATATTCCTAAACCTGACTACACAAAGGCGCTAGACGTTCGTGGTGAGCCAACTATGGTTTGTCCTTGCGGATGCTTTGTGTGGCATCTTAAAGTAAGCTTTGATGAGGAAGGCGTTATTAGTTCGTACTATACTGATATGGAATGTATTATATGCGGAACTATTGCAACTGCTCCAATGCCAGGAGTTAACATAGGTTTGGAGGACTAATGTATCGTGAGGGCGATGTAGAGAGCGCATTACTTCGGCTTGGTATTGAAGTAGACCACCGGGGAGATGAGCTTCTAGGCTTGTGTCCAATGCACTTGGAGCGCACAGGAAAATCAGATTCAAATCCTTCCTGGTCTATGAATTCAGAAACAGGTGTTCACCACTGCTTCTCTTGTGGGTATAAGGGAACTCTTCTCACCCTAGTTGCTGAAGTTAAAGATTTTAATACCCAGTGGGATCGCCTTGACTTTGATGCCGCTAAGGAATGGCTTCGTAGCAACATCGAGGTTAACTTTGAACTGCTATCTAAACAACTAAACGAAGCTAAGGAAGCGTACATCCCTGTACAGCGTCTACTAGAGATGAGTGAGGCACGTTTAGCTGTGTTTGAAGACGTACCACCACAGTGGGCGTTAGATGCACGTAACCTTACGGCTGATGCCTGTCTTACTCACAAAGTTAAGTGGGATAGTAGACAAGGCGCTTGGATCACTCCTATTCGCAATCCTGAAACTCATTCTTTGTTGGGATGGCAAGAGAAGGGTCAAAGCAATCGGTACTTCCGTAATCGTCCCGCAGGCGTAGAAAAGTCTAAGACCTTGTTTGGTCTTGACGTATGGGCCGGTGGCTCTATGATCGTAGTAGAGTCTCCTTTAGACGTAGTACGCCTCTCATCATTGGGAATAGCTGGCGGTGTCTCAACTTACGGAGCTTCTATAAGCGATGTACAAAAGCAATATATGCGCCAGGCTGAAAAGTTGATTATTGCTTTCGATAACGCTATAATAGATAGTGCGGGGTTAAAAGCTTCGCAAGACATGCTTGCCTATGGAAAGAAGACTGGCCTTGAGTGCTACTTCTTTAATTACGGTAATAGC